TGGTTTACGATGAAGAGTACGAAATAGCAGGACAAGTAGACAGGATAGATCAAAATAAGATTCTTGTTGATATTACTGATTATAAAACCAGTAAGGAAATCACTCAATCTTCCTTCCGGGACCAGACTATGAAGCCTCCACTTCATGACGTGTATGATAGTAATTATTATCATTATCTTCTTCAGGTATCTACTTATGCATGGATGCTTGAGAGAAGAGGATATCAAGTAGGAAGATTAAAGTTATATCACACTCGTAGTTCTAAGGATATATATTTTGCATATCGTAGAGATTTAGTTGAAAGGATGGTAAGACATTATGCCGAACAAAAAAAAGGATACTAAAATTTGTAATGAAGAATTGTACGAAGAGGTTTCAAGAAGATTGAATGTATCAGTTTCTACTGTAAAGGAAATTATACAACATGTTTCCAGTATAACAAAATTACACATAGTTTCGAGCAGACTGGATACTATTCGATATCCACATTTGGGTAAGTTTAGAGTTAATATGAGACATTTACAAGCAGTTGAAAATAGAAAACGAAATAAAAATGAAGAGAGCTGAAGATTTTACGATTGATCAGTACATTCCTCTTAGTCAGGGTGTAGTTATTCGTCTTCCCAAACATGATGGAAAGATAGAGCTTTCCAAGAAGGCTCAAATGGAGTCAATGGATGAGAAAGACCTTGTAGTAAAGGTTTTAAAGGTAGCTGACGATGTTACAGAGATTAAACCGGGAGATGGAGTTTATATTCCGTTTACTCCTGCAAATATGACGAATGCCGTTTTACCCTTTGTACATATTGAGAAGAAGGAAAACGGAGAGGAAGTGGTGTACGATACAGCTCAATTTAGAGTAGGTTTCGTTCTTGGAGTGGTTAAAGGAATGTTTTTACCAAAGATTGATGATTAAATTTGAGTTATTTAAGCTTGACGAGAAGGACTTTTTGGTAGATATCAATAAAGAGTGGATATCTACCATTCTTGAATTCAGGAAAATCCTTCAAAGAGACAGAGGTTCTCCTGGCGATTCCCAAGGACGAAAGAAACTTCAGGCTCGCAGGGAGTTTACTTATATATACCATATGTACGACTATCATTCCAAGCTTAAAAACTGGGATGAAAACGACAAGCATAAGGAAGCATTACGTCAGTCTGAGCTTCCGCAGGATTTTGTTCCTGATGATGAGTTGAAGGCTGCTATAGAGATATACAAGAAGTTAAAGATTACCGAAGCTATACGTTCGTCTGACTCGGTTAAAGGAACTCTTGTTACTGCAAGAAAGGTTGTAGATGGAATAAATTTGAAATTTCAAAAATATTTGAATATCTTAGAGGGAGAAATGGACGCCTCTGAGATAGACACAACCGACGAGGGCATTATTAGTAGAGCTGACAAGTTACAAAAGATTGCAGAATCGTTTATTAAGATTACGCAGGATTTATTAAGTATTTCAACGAAGATTCCTGTAGCGATTGAATCAATGACGAAACTGGAAGAAAAGATTGCAGAAGAAATGTCAGGCGAAGGTGTTCTTAGAGGAGGAGATCAAAGAGGCGTCAGAGAGGACTGACGTATGATAGTAAATCCTATTGAGTTCAAACGAACCGGCATTGAATTTTTAAAGAATAAGCGTTATACTGACGCTCCTTTTCGATCTAAGGACTGGTGGGAGTTCTGGGAAGAAGAGGAGCGTCGTTGTTTAGGGGGATATAGCGTTGGAGGAGTAACAATTCCCGGTAAATATTACTTCTTTCTTAACTTTTTTCCTATTCTCCGGGAGCCTTCCAGAATAGATAAACAATATAATCGCGTTGCTTCAGTTCAAAAGAAAGTTCTATCCTTTGCAGACTTTTGGGAAATTCAATATAACTGGCATATTGAGAAAGAAAAGGCTTGGAACAGACCTTTTGGTACAGGAAATCACATAATATGCTTTAAAACCCGTGGTTCCGGATGGTCCTATATGGACGCCAGCGAAGGAGTATGGAATTATAACTTTGTAAGGAACTCAAAGAGTTTTTATTTAGCGTATCTTGAAGGATATCTTTTAGGAAAAGATGGTATCTTACCTAAGTGTTGGGAAGGGTTAGATCATCTTAATCGACATACTGATACTTTTTGGTTAAAGAATCGTCATGAAAAAGATACCGATATGCATAAACGCGCTTCTTTCTTTGAACGCGGACAAAAATATGCACAAGGATTTAAAAGCGAGATATCCGGTATTACGATAGATCATCCAAGAAAGGTTCGGGGAGCGCGTGGTTTAAAAGTTACTCTTGAAGAAATTGGTTCTTTCCCCCGGTTTATAAGTGTAATAGAAGCTTTGCGTCCTTTAGTTGAGGAAGGAGGGGCTGTTCTTGGGCAAATTTCAGCGTTTGGAACCGGAGGCGAGGAAGGACCTTATATTGAGGAAGCTGAAAGAATATTTAATAATCCGCTTCAGTTTAATTTTGCAGGATTTAAAAACGACTACGACGACGATGGAATGAATGATACTATTGGGTATTTTGTTCCAGCCGATATAGCTACTCCAGGTTTCTTTAATGAAGATGGAACTCCAAGAAAAGAAGAAGCTAAAGCCTTTTGGGAACAGCAGTATGCCACAAGATTGAATCCTACCGATAGGGATAAGCTTATGGCTGAACGCCCGTTAAAGCCTTCCCATGTATTTCAAAGACAATCCTATAGTTTATTTGATAAAGAACTTGCCCGCATTCAGTTAAAGAGAATTCGTGCGGATAGAGCTATTCAGGATATTATCCGACATGGAGATATTGTACCTACCGAACAAGGATTGAAGTTTGTTGAAACAGGAGCCAAACCTGTTCCTTTTCCTCACAGGAATGAAGAAAATCTGGATGGATGTATAACGATAGTCGTTCCTCCTCTACTTACAAATTCTACGGATGTAATATCCAGATATATAGCTGTGGTAGACCCTTATTACAAGGAGGATCAACCTGAAGAAGTAATATCCATAGGAGTTTGCTATATTATTGATCTTGAGTTAGACATGATAGTGGCTTGGTATGCAGGAAGACCAAGAACCAAGGATATTTTTCATAGGAAGATTTTTGCTTTAACTGAATACTATCGCGCTACCATGCAATCTGAAATTGCAGGAGGAGGTCAGGAAATCGTTGCTTATGCCCGTAGTCGCAAGAAGCTTCATTTACTTGAATTCGAACCTGAAATGTATCATAACAAAGAGCTTGCCTCTAATCAGAAGAATCGTTCATATTTTATGAATATGACTACGGACAGGAAGCGTAATGGTATAGTTTATTTTGCTGACTGGACCATTAAGCAAAGAGGTATAAAGGAGGATGGTTCTTATACGCTTAATTTCGATAAAATTTATGATGAATGGTTGCTTGAAGAAATAATCAGGTATAAAGATGGTAAAAATGCAGATAGAATATCTGCAATGATTGTTGGCGTATATATGATTAGAGAAAAGGTATATATTATAGAAAATGCAAGAAAAAAGAGACATTCGTCAAATTTGTTTAATAGACCTATATTTGTTGATAGCGCTTCAAGTGAATACATATGAATAAGCCCGTTCAAAGAACATCATATACGCAAAAGATTAAAGATAACTTTAAGCTTTGCCGTGAGACAATGGATTATTATATAGGGAACTCAGACCTTCGGTTTCATAATCCAAACTCCAAAAAAGATATCATTGATTATTATAACATTTATAATAATAAGCTTCCTTCCAACTGGTTTAGCTTCGTAACCAATCCTCTTAATACGAACAATGATTCTATGAAGAATTTTCCTGCAAGAATAGGGAAGCTGAATATTCTTCGAACTAATATTGATTTATTGATTGGAGAGTTCGTTCGCAGACCTTTTTCTTTTGCTGTAGAGAATAAGGGGGAAGACGCATATAACTCTTATGTTGAACAAAGAATGCAGGCTGTTAAACAAAGCGTTTATCAGTTATTTCTTAATTCTCTTGCAGAAAATGGAGCGCAAGTAGCCGGAGCTGGGGAGCAGGTTCCTCCTCCTGAAAAGATGCTTGAAGAGTTTGATGGGAATTACGTAGACGCTATTGCAGAGAAAGCCCAGAAGTTTCTCAATATCCTTCGTGAAGATGAAGAAATTGTAGAGAAACTTGTCGATATGTTTAAGGATTACCTTATTGCAGGAGACGTAGTTTCATTTAAGGAAATTTTTGAAGATAAGTTAAATTACTACCGGGTATCTCCAGTGCATTTTGACTGCGATAAATCTCCTCATCTTAAATATTATGAAGATGGAGAATGGGCGGTTCATCGTCAACTTTGGACTCCTTCTGATGTTGCCGACAGGTTTTATCATGAAATGAAGGAATCTGATTATAAGAGTATTGAAACAGGTTATAACTTTCAGTCTATTTTTACTTTTGCTGAATCTCTTGCGTCGGTTGCGCGAAGCAACTATATTGAAGTAATTCACGTTGCTTGGAGGTCTTTAAAGAGAGTGAGACTTGTATCCTATATGGACCCGATTACCGGAGAAACGCTTACCGACGAGATTGATGAAGATATTGAAATACCAAAAGAATTTAGAGATCAATTTAAGGTTAAGGATATCTGGAAAGATCAAATCTGGTCCGGATATCGGGTAAACGGTAATTTATACTTTGATATTAAACCTCTTCCGGGAGACAAACTTCCCTATAATGGACGTAAATTCTCCGACACGCATTCTGAAAACATATCAATTCTTTCTATTGGAATTCCTTATTTGATTCTTTATGTTATTTTAAACTATCGTCTTGAACTTACCATAGCTAAATCAAAAGGTAAAATTGCTTTAATTGATAAGAACGTTATTCCTACTCAGGAAGGATGGGATGAAGACAAGTTCATTTATTATGGAGACGCTATGGGATGGGCGATTGTCGATAGAAATCAGATAGGAGTGGATAAAAGCTTTAATCAGTATAGCGTTCTTGATTTGTCCTTGTATGAATATTTAAGGGAGTTGATAGAAGCTATCGAATATGTAAAACGTCAGTGGGACGACGCTATTGGAGTCAATCTTGCGCGTAAAGGACAAGTTGCTCCCTCCGCCGGAAAAGGAGTTACAGAAAGAGCTGTGTTTCAGAGTTCTGTCATATCGGATATTATATTTTTCACTTT